GAAGGCCATCTATCTCTTCAAGGAATCCAGCCTTAAATGCCTCAAGCGCGGCCTCAAGCATTGCCTCTTTGTCTGCAATGGACTTCACCCATTGATTTACAGGTTTCCCGTCTTGGTTATAGAAGGTTGACACACCGCGAACCTTGAAGGTGTCGGGTACGGTATGGTGCATATCGTGCCGTGGCGAGTAGCCTTGTATCGCCGCTTTGCCCTTCACATTTTTTAAAATGTCACGAACACCCCACTTGGTGATAGTCCCAAGCGTTCAGTTGTACAGTAATCAAGTAAGCTCATAGTTCCCCCCAGGATCTATTACCCCCGACCAAACCTCACATCTATATCATGAGTTTCAGCCAGGTGCTTAGCAATGACTCGAAACACGTCGTCCACATCGCGCATCTTTAGTTGCGTTACAGACTTCTTATCAAACAAAGCCTTTTGCACAGGACGCCACATAATCTCCTTTACGAGCTTTCCTGTAGGTTCTATAGGTAAGGTTACAATGTGTTGCATGTCATTCCCAGAAGCCGCTAGAGCGCGTGCTATGTCATCGCAATAAGCGTGTATAGCCTTCATCTGTTGTGAAGTGAGTTTTGGCTCTAAGATTTCGTACACTTTGCCAGCATCTTGATGTTTCATGATGTACTCGCAAAACTGCTGCGCCTGGTACTTATTATTGACGATCCATCGCTCGCTCAAGCTGTCACCCTTTCGCCTTCAAAGGTCACGTACTGGCCGTATTTTTCCAAGCAATGCGCCCTGTAGCTTTCTGACTTCATAAAATCGTGAGTGCAATCGTCTACTGTGCTCCAAGACTTCATCGCGATTTTACCATTATTTGTAGTCATTTTCTCTGCAAATGGCGACACGCCTCGTTCTTGCTGCGATGCCCTAGATATCCAGCCTGCCGCAAATCGCTTCCCATCCTTCTTCCGCTTCTTCGGATTAGCGTCACACCATGCTGCCATTGCGCTTAATTCAGCAAACACATCTACCTTTGGAAACGCATTCTGCCAATAGATAATCTGCGCATCATCGGGTTCGTAGTAAGTACCATCAATTAAAATAATCATCCACACTTCCCTTTTAATGCCGGAGCAAGCTCCAGCAAATTAGTTAATTAGTAATGACGAGCTTTGATTACCGTATCGAATCTTGACATCTATTCCCTTTACCAGCTCTCGGCACAGGGAGGCGCATTATAGAGAGGGTCAACTCTGACTCCGAGGTTCTTCGGTTCCTCGGCCTAACGCCCGGTAATCTCTGACTAAAAAAGGAGGCATGAGTAGTCTGGGGGTGTCTAGGGGTGTCCAGAGGCGTCCCGTCGTGTATACTACCCATGTCTTTGTTTCTAGCCGAGTAAAGACTACCACTTAAAACCACTACGGTTCAAGTGACTCCCTTTGGCCCCTCAATCGAGGGGCTTTTTATTTATAAGCAATCGATATTCATAAACGCCATTGCCTTTATGTCGTCGCTCTACCTCATGCGCACCAAAGCGATCCTTACGCAAATGCCTTAACTGAGCAGAAACAGAAGCCTCTGGGTCTCCAGTACAATCCGAAATACTACGTAGCGTTTTCCAGTCGCCATTTTTAACTTCACTCCATACACGAAGGAGCTGGCCTTTTAGCCTCGGGTTGTCACGACTTGGCTGATAATCTGCGCCATCAAAATTAGGTATTCGTGTAGCGGTTGTTGGATCAAACTTCATTGGTTTTCCTCCCAAGATAAAAACTCTTCTAAATCCATACCAAAGTATTCGGCTATTTCGACTATACGACCCAGCCTCATGTCATCAGACTTTTTCCACCGGTGAATGGTCATTGGTGTGACGCCCATCTTTTCAGCCATTACTTGACCTGCCGGATCGCCACACGATTTAAGCAGCTCAGTGAGCTGACCGCCTACCTTAAAATGGGATGTCATCTTCTGGAAATCCTTGTGGTTGAGGCTCAGGTTTAGGTGCTAGGGCTTGCTTTGCTTGTTGCACTCCTTTTGCGGCTGTCTCCGCCCTACTCCATCCACTAATCTTCATGTACTTATCACCGTTCTTGCTAGTGTTAATCCATACATTCAAGCCATCCTCAGTACCATCAGCGTGCTTGTAACTGCCCTTGTAATCAGGATCGGTCTCAGCGGCCTTCTCTTTGTTTTTGAACAGTGCGCCCTCGCGCGGTTTATTTTCATACGGCATTGTCTTACTCCTTATTTGCTTTTGCGTTAATCATTACTTGCTTGTACTGCGACTTTACTTCACTTGAAAGGCGATCTTTTACGCACGCCCTTTCATAGTCCTCTAGCTCACCTTGCAACTGCTCGATAAACACCACATCACCATTGTGAACGGCCTCTGTAAGCTTCTCAGCGTAGTCGTCAAAGTTAGCGTGCATCTGCGTTACTAGATCACGAGTAAGCTGATGCGTTGCAGTCTTCTTGCCTTTCGGAGATCCTTCTTTAACGGCATTCATCTCCTCTTCACTAAGCTGGCTGTACCACACTGCACAGTAGTGCTTGTTCTCTTCATGCTGACGTAAGAACTCCTCGTACATAGCTGTGTTGTCGATCTCTTCAGCTGGCGGCAAATCCTCACCACGATAAACGTACAAGCCTAGTCCGTGCATACTAATAGCCTTTGCAAAACAACGCTGCATTGATGTGTTTAGCTGAAACACGTTTGGGATCTGAATTGGCTTGTTCTTATGGTCTAAGACCGGCAGATGAGCCTTGTGAGATACGCCGCCAACAGTGACAGTGCAAAACACCATAACCTCACCGCTAGGCGTTGTGATCCAATCATGATGCTCGTACGTCGCGTCAGGGCAATGCTCACACAGCTTCTGCCAAGCAGACGCCCAACTGATGTACGAAAGATTGCCTTTCTTCTCGATAAACTCACCGCAATCTACTTGCGACAGCACTTTAAAGGTGTTTTCCATAATCAAGCTCCCTTTGCCATTTCTTCATAGGTCACGTCTTCGTAACCCTGCTGTGGAGCCGCACTAAGTGCATACTCCTGTCGTGCCAACTCGTCACCAGCCGCATAGCCTTGCGAGTAAGCGTCACTCATACGAGGTTTTAACTCCATGTAGCGACCGTAATACCCACACTCAAAACCATGCCGATACTCCCTTGCTAACACTGACGAGATTTCTTTCCACCCCTTTGACATAACCGCTTCGTAGTTAGTTGACATATCTAACCTCCGTAAGCGCGTGCGTTAATGATGATGTCAAACTGACGCTGAAGGTTTTGCTCAACAATAGGGCGTGCGTAATACCACAGCGCCTCACGCATATTGTCGATAAACGGGTCAGAAGCGCGCTCTGGCGCATAGAGGTTTATGATGAACTCTTCTGGGTTGTTAGCACGTAACATTGCCTCAGAGAGTATTTCACCGGTTTGATCTTCTATCTCAAGAATTAAGTAGCCGCGATCTTGCAGGCTAAACTCTTCGATTCGATCCAGGTCACCATCTATTTGGTCATAGAGGTCAACCGCGTCATACACTACATCCACTGTTCTTAGCATTGTAAGTCTCCCTTGTGTGCAACATTGCACAAGAGAAACAATAACAGCCTATGTTATATATAACAACCCTTGTTATTAGTTATATGGGTTTCAGCTACTATAAGTCCACAAAACGGGTGTAGTTGTCCTGGCGTCCACGTGGGGGCGGCCTTAACGACCTCGCTAGGGTGGCTTGCATCTCTGTAGCCAGAAGTAATCTTAAACGGGAAACCGCATTTTTCTCGTAGCTCATCGAGCTTATGCAAAAACGCCTCATCCATCGAATTAGAGTTAGTGTGCGTGCAGTTAAATTCTTCGAGTCTAAAGTGCTTGAACATTAGTTCTCTCTTGATACGCCCTTGGTTTTTTCGTAACTACGCATAGCACCTAAGCCTAGCATACCCATGAGTACCGGCATCATAGTCTCTAGGTCTATGAGCGGAATGGTTACTTCGATAGCCAGCAGAGCCAAAACAAAGTTAGTAAAGGGTATCACCATGAAGTTGCCAGTCATACCCAATACACAGCACCAGCCGACAGCAGGACGCCATCCAGAAACAAACAGTGACTTATGCGCCGCCTCTACTTTGTTGACCTCAAGCTGTGCTTTAGCAAGCTCCTGCGCGTGGCGCTCTGCCATCGTGCTTAACTCGTGAGCTATGCGAGCCTTCTGGTCCTTGTCCTCAATAAACTTATCAAGCAATCCAGCGACGGGGCCGATCAATGATTCAATCACAGTTATTTAAAGTAATCAGCTAAAAAAACAGCGCCAACAATAAAAGGATACAGAGCAAAGACAGCGTTACGGTTGCTGGAAATGTCTCGATGCGCGGCATCAACCTTTTCATCAAGTCGGCGAAGCCGTTCCTCACAGAGTTTTTCATGGTGCGCCAATTTTTCAAGAGCTTTTTCTGCAAGTTCCATTATCCTATTTCCTATGTCCGATGACGTATTTTATCACAAGGTCAAGAAAAGATGAGTATCACAATTCCGCTGATTACGCCTAGACACAAAAAAATGCCCACGCTAAACATGAGGTTTTCGCGCATCTCGATCTGACGATAGACAGCTTCCTCACGCTCCTTAGCGACCTGCTTACGCAACTCTCGAAACTCAGTAAGCCCTTGCGCGCCATAGGCGTAGTTAATCATTTGGATTATTTCGGATTGCTGAGATTCGATCTTTTTACGAAGGGCGAAGAGGCGCACGGCCTCAGCCTCAACGGACTTAGAAAAGACTATGCGCTTGAAGGGGGAAACATTCTTTACTTTCTTGTCGGCGTACAGTACATCGCTTGCGGCACCGTACCACTGACCGATTTGGCCCATCACATCATGTGCCTCACGACCCGCCTGTACTAGCGCGACGACCGTTGAATAACATCTTGTGGCAAGAGCCGCCGCTGTGATTGGATCAAGCATGAAAAACCCACCTTAAAGATGGGTCTATTTTACCATTTTCAGATTTTGCCTTCGACTACCCTTAATTTTTTAAAATCAGGGTCATTCAATTTGCGCATGATAAGCTTGCGGCGACCATCTATATCGTTCCACGCTACCTTTTCTTCTTTCATCCACTGCGCCAGTAAGTGCATAGGAATCGATCCGACACACCAAGACTCAGGCAATTTACCTGCACCCATAGATCGCAGCATTTGCGTGCGCTCAAGATATGGCGTGTTATCGAACTGTTTTTCAATTGTAAATGTGCCGTCGTTGTTGTTATGAAACTTCTCTTTAGTCTTCACTAGTCTTTACCTTTTTCTTGCGCGGTGCGCGCTTTGGCTTTGGTGGTGCTGGCACAAACTCTAAATTTGTTCCATGTGGAACAGCCTGGCTGTCTGTTAAATCAACCATGTCGCCCCGGACGTAGCGCTTGCCGTCAATAAACAGCGTGCCGATTACTACCTTATACATAGTGCCTCCAAAAAAAAGGGGGCCGAAGCCCCCAGCCACTCAATTAAGAAGTAGTGTTGTCAGCAATGATACCTGATGCCTTCTCGTTCTTACAAACAAGAGTAAGCTCAGTTGTTACCTGACGTGTAGTAGCATCTCCAGTCTTAGCGAGAGCGATGTTCTTGGTTGGACGCAATACGCCAACACACCACATATCAGACTGCATAACAAACACATCACGCGAACGGTTCTCACGCGAAGGAACAAACTCTACTGTACCCCAAGGAGTAACGTAGACGTCCATGTGCTTGATTACACGCTCATCTTCTGCCTTAACAGTAGAACGCTGGTTGTTGTTCCCGGCAAAGCCAAGAGCTACGTTCATTTGGAAAGCTGACAAGTAGCAAGTGTCAGGATTTCCACCCTGCTCCCAGATAGACTGCATGACATCGTCAAACTTAGCCTGTGAGAAAGCAGTTGGAGTGCCGTCGTCTGTACGTGCGTCAGATCCGTCACCAGTTGGGTCAGCACCAGAGTTTCCTGATTGTGAGTTTACGTTAGTGATCATCCACGCAGGAGCGCCAGCAAGCTCACGAGCTGTAGTGCTGTTACCAGCCGCTCGTGCGTTGTTGTCAAAAAGCGCCTTCTCAATGTCAAGCTTCTGCTCTTTAGCAGTCTTGAGCATTTGGTAAGCGATTTCAGCTGCACGACCTGCTTTCTTCAGACCTTCATCTGTGTCAGGAATTACTACCGCGTTCTTAAAGATTTGCGTGTAGTTACCGAGACGTGAAGTCGCAGTACGCGCAGAAGCAGTAGTTGCATCGCCTTCAATGTGGGCGTTAGCCGCTGAAGAACTGTAAAAAGGAGTCTCTTCTGGTGATACGTCATAGATGACGTCAGAAAGATCTTCCCGGATGCCGACAGCATCATAGCTGTCAAAAGTGTTGGATGGCTGTGCCATGATAAATACCTCTATTCAAGAATTAAGCTCATAGCATCATTGATGCTTCCTGAGCGTTTAAGTTTAGAACGAGCTTGCCTGCCTTGATTGCGATTAGAAGCCGTCTTTTTCGATCCAGCTTTCACAACATTTGAGGGTTTAGGCTTAGCCTTTTCGACGGCCTTCTGTTTCCCTTTCATGATCTCTTGATACTTGATGGCGTCGTTCAATACACGTATTGCCCGGTGATCCATCACAGCTCCGATCTCTTCTGGCTGATAGCCATAGACTTCTGTGCCTATGCGTAGCATAGAGTCTCTTGTCTTAGTTGCTTTTTCTGGGTCGGAGAACTCAGGCATAACCTGACTCAACGTCTCCAT